TTACTTCTTCGCCTCTGCAACCACTTTACTACCCACGCCGCGGTTATTGTATTCCCACATGCGGTTGTAGTTAGTGTCATTCAGATTGCGCTGTATTTCGTCGTTATCATCTACGCTGCCGGTATTACCCGCAAACGGACGATTAGAGATCACCGCATCGGCCCACGGTTTAGCCGTGTTAAAACCTTCGTTGATGGCGCTATCACGGATCACCACCTGACCGTTGGTATTGGCATCAACATCCAGCGAGCGGCCCAGTTGCGCCACACCATCACCGAAAGCATTGAAACGGCTGTTTACGGCGAGGAAACCGTAGTAAATGTTGGACAGCGTAGCCGGTGCAAACACATACGCTTCTTGCTGAGTACGTGAGTTCACCACGCGGAATTCGGTGTTATCGAACACCACTGCGCCGCGACCAGAAACGATATCCACATCCCCTTCAATGTAGCTGTTGGTCACCAGCGTACGCGGCTGACGATTCGTTTCCAGACGGTTCTGCACACCGCTGTTGGTGACAAAGAAGGTGTTCTGACGACCGAGAATGTTAACGTTGTTAATCTGTACCTGGTCACCATCAGTACGCAGTGCCACCGCCGGATGGTTACCTGCATCTACGCTATCGCCCAGCGTGTTTTCGATGGTCAGATTTTGCAGTTGCAGGCCATTGTTTTGTGACCAGAAGACCGCAGAGCAGAGAACACCGATACTGTCGCTGCGTTTGCTCTGGCAGCTATCGTACATATACCACGCTGGTTTACCTGGCATATATTTGCCGCGCGGGTTGACGTCGTGACGCCAGTCGGCAGGGCTCATGCCACCATCAAGGGAAAGCCCAATCTTCACATCAATCGGTTTTTCACCTGTACCGTACAGAGTAATTCCACCCGGAGCGGCAGGGACATATACCGTTCCCTGATACTCACCAGGCATCACGGCAATATACTGGCGCTTGTTGGTACGCTTGATAATTGCCGCATCTACCGCCGCCTGAATCGTGGTATGCGTTACACCTTGAGTGCCCGCCGGGCCGACAACAAAGTCAGGTTGCGCAGGCAGGGTAATCGGGGAAGGATTCCACGCTGCAGCACCTGGTGTCAGGGATGAAAAATAGTGTTGAGCATCGAAATTCTGCGCTTCTTTTGCCGACAGAATCGGGCGAGAAGAGGTACCAGGCGCGGTTTGATCAGAAGGACGTTGATCGGGCGGGGTTGAGCTACAGGCGGTCAGCGTCACGCCAAAAGCCAATGCCAGCGCCAGACGGGAAACTGAAAATGTGTTCACAGGTTGCTCCGGGCTATGAAATAGAAAAATGAATCCGTTGAAGCCTGCTTTTTTATACTAAGTTGGCATTATAAAAAAGCATTTCTTATCAACTTGTTGCAACGAACAGGTCACTATCAGTCAAAATAAAATCATTATTTGATTTCAATTTTGTCCCACTCCCTGCCTCTGTCATCACGATACTGTGATGCCATGGTGTCCGACTTATGCCCGAGAAGATGTTGAGCAAACTTATCGCTTATCTGCTTCTCATAGAGTCTTGCAGACAAACTGCGCAACTCGTGAAAGGTAGGCGGATCCCCTTCGAAGGAAAGACCTGATGCTTTTCGTGCGCGCATAAAATACCTTGATACTGTGCCGGATGAAAGCGGTTCACGACGAGTAGATGCAATTATGGTTTCTCCGCCAAGAATCTCTTTGCATTTATCAAGTGTTTCCTTCATTGATATCCCGAGAGCATCAACATGCAATGTTGTAGGGATGGCAATTTTTACGCCTGTTTTGCTTTGCTCGACATAAAGATATCCATCTACGATATCAGACCACTTCATTTCGCATAAATCCCCAACTCGCTGCCCGGTAACAACAGCCAGTTCCATTGCAAGTCTGAGCCAACATGGTGATGATTCTGCTGCTTGATAAATTTTCAGGTATTCGTCAGCCGTAAGTCTTGATCTCCTTACCTCTGATTTTGCTGCGCGAGTGGCAGCGACCGGGTTTGTTGTTATATGGCCTTCAGCCATTGCCTCTCGGAATGCATCGCTCAGTGTTGATCTGATTAACTTGGCTGACGCCGCCTTGCCCTCGTCTATGTATCCATTGAGCATTGCCGCAATTTCTTTTGTGGTGATGTCTTCAAGTGGAGCATCAGGCAGACCCCTCCTTATTGCTTTAATTTTGCTCATGTAATTTATGAGTGTCTTCTGCTTGATTCCTCTGTTGACGAGGATTTTTTCGTAGCGATCAAGCCATGAATGTAACGTAACAGAATTATCACTGTTGATTCTCGCTGTCAGAGGCTTGTGTTTGTGTCCTGAAAATAACTCAATGTTGGCCTGTATAGCTTCAGTGATTGCTATCCTCCTGTCTCGGCCTAAACCAAACTCTTTACCCGTCCTTGGGTCCCTGTAGCAGTAATATCCATTGTTTCTTATATAAAGGTTAGGGGGTAAATCCCGGCGCTCATGACTTCGCCTTCTTCCCATTTCTGATCCTCTTCAAAAGGCTACCTGTTACTGGTCGATTTAAGTCAACCTTTACCGCTGATTCGTGGAACAGATACTCTCTTCCATCCTTAACCGGAGGAGGGAATATCCTGCATTCGCGCACCCATCGACGAACTGTTTCAAGGCTTCTTGGGCGTCGCTGGCGTGCGTTCCACTCCTGAAGTGTCAAGTACATCGCAAAGTCTCCGCAATTACACGCAAGAAAAGCCGCATTGATGCGGCAATGGTAGGTCTGGATATCTTGAGAAATGAACGGGCCTCATCGAGTGTGAGGCTGTGGTTAGTCCTTGCGTAACTCGCTAATTCTTCTGTAAGTCTCTGGTGCTTTGTTTCCGTGTATCTTCATTTCAGACTTCAACAGAGCAACGAGGGAATCCCATTCGGTGAGGATGCCTTTGAATGCCGGAACGCGCTTTGCAACCTTGTCGAATGAATCTCTGATTTCTGGGATCTGCTCAACCAGTGCAACGCATCGTCGGAAATCGGCTGCGTCATGTGGAGCGCCGAAGTGATGACCATAGATATTCTTTTTCAGTCCACATGCGATTGAGGCAAGAGTTGCGCTACTGATGCCGACATCGCCAGTCGATTGCCATTTCAAAACCTTCATAGCCAAATCTGACATTTCTTGTCTCCAATAAAAAACCGCCATCAGGCGGTTTGGTGTTCTTTCAGTTCTTCAATTCGAATATTGGTTACGTCTGCATGCGCTATCTGCGCCCATATCATCCAGTGGTTATAGCAGTCGTTGATGTCCTCTGCTTCGATAACCCTGTCGAATGACTCTCCATTCCATTCACCTGTGACTCGGAAGTGCATTTATCATCTCCATAAAACAAAACTCGCCGTAGCGAGTTCAGATAAAAGAAATCCCCGCGAGTGCGAGGATTGTTATTCACCTTTGACGGCAAGTTGAAGGTTAGCCACGGTTAACCCCCTGCGGCGGTTCTGGCAGCGGCATCCAGTGGGTTACGTCATCCAAGATATTTCCTGATAAATATGTGAAAGCTCTATATTTTTTGTAATCAATTGGACTCATTACCCAGTTCCAATATGCTGCCACTATTTGACCTTGACTAAATGCCAGTAACATTTTGGTGTCGTCCGGCATTCGCTCACTACAGCTTATCCAACCATCCGGAGTTACCGGAACTTGTGGAATGGCTGTCTGCTCTCGAACGTCATTAGGCGCTATAGGTTCTGCTGCCAACTGACTGGCATATTTGTTAATGGTAACGATAAGCTCTTGCTCAGCCTCATCCAGACAATCACCGATACCTCGCCTGTCACCGTCAAAATCATCGAAATCGGCACGAATCCTGGCAACCTTCAGGATTGCGGACAACACCTCACTAGGAATTGCCGGATAGTTGGTTGACGTTTCCGCGATTTCCCGAAAATTATTGGTTGACGAATTCTTGTTTTCCCGAAAGTTTCCGGACTGAAGCATGGCGGCGCGGCAGGCGTTCCATATTTCGGCAGCAATATCGCGCTCGCTATCGGTTAATTTGTACGTTGAAACATAGCCAGAGAGCATTTCTACGTTTTCCGGAGTTGCTTCTTCAGGCACTACCGGTGCTGGAGGGGCGGCGTAAATGCCCTCTATCACTAAATGTTTGCGCTCAAAATCATCTGGCTCTCGATGATATACGTAACTCCAATCACCAAGGTTATCATTGCGCCTGCAACGGAAACCTATCGGCTCTGCTTCCAGCGATGCCAGAGCAATTCGTGCCAGTTCTTCCGCTTCTTCTGCTGGCAGTACAACGTTGCTACCAGGTCCGTATGTTTCGCGCCACTGCCTGATTGTCAGCAGTCGCTCTTTGGTAATAGTGGTCATGTGTTAGTCCTTATCCTGCTGTACTTTCAACTGATGAGGGGAATAAAATCTTTTCATCAAATCCGGCATTCATATCATGAACAGCAACACACCAATCCATTGACGAACGATTATCAAGAGCTTCCATGATTTCATCCATGCGGCGCAGGTCATACAGGTAAATGCTTTTATCGCCAATGGTGTAAAAACCAATTTTTTTCGGTGATGGGCAGCGATCAAGAACGTCCTGTAATTCGCTCAACCATGCTTGTTCTTTTTTTGTCAAAGTTGCCATATCACTCTCCTTTGATGCGAATGTCAGCGACGCGTAATGCGTGTTCTAGGTCAATCAGGTAAAGCCAACTGCCATTTTCTTTAGGTATCATGACTTGTCGCTCATCTGCATTTATCGGGTGTCCATATCGAAGGTCGTAGCGAGTCGGTAATTGAACTTCCCGCGCTTCCAGTTCAGCAATACGCTTGCACCCATCAGAGATAACTCCCTCGTAATACTCGCGCTGCTCGTTGAGTTTTGATTTTGCTGCTTCAAGCTCAACGCGCAGCTTCCCAACCGTAAGCGCAATATCCTCGTTCTCCTGGTCGCGGCGTTTGATGTATTGCAGGTTTCTTTCCCGTTCATCCAACAATGCCAGCACGGTTTCTGGTCAGGTCAGAAATTTGAAGGCGTTGAGCGCATCAATATCCACACCGTAATCTTTAAGTTCCTGTTCACTTATCAGATCATCATCAACTGGCAACATTAACAGGCGTTCCATTGCCGGAATTGCACGTTCTGCCGCCTCACGCAGCGCCAGTGTGTCGATGTCGATGTTGCTCATTGTGCCTCCTCGATTTCGTCCCATTCCACCCAGGCATTCTCTCCATCAGCATCGATTTCACCTTTGTGACCGCATTTGGAACAAACGGCCTCATCACCCGCCCACAAAGAATCTTTGGTTACCGACCATCCTGTTACCTTGGCTTTGCCGTGCTGGCACTTAGGGCAATCATCAAGCCATTCGACTTCGACCATTGAAGGACCAAATCCATGTTCAGTTCGGATGCTCATGACTGAACTCCTTTGCGAATCTGTTCCGCCCATTCTTCAAGGGATTTCTCCGCATATTCACCGGACAGGCCATCAATCGGATGCGGTTCATTAGCCAACTCTTCTTTCGCTGACAAAATCATGCGTGTAACGTCGAAAACTTCACGCAAAGACTTATTGATAAATCCGTGATTGAACGCAGCAGCAAGACGGCTTGCGGTGTAGTTAATCCCCTCGTTGCGTGCCTCCGCACGTATTTCAGCCAGGAAAGCGTCGGTGTCTGTGGTTTCGATATCGTTAATTTCAGGAAGAATCTCTTCCCATGTAGCGATATCGCCATTCAAATGCCATCCGGCAATTCCACTGGAGTTATCCGCAACACTGCGAACAGCTTCAATAGTTTCATGCATTGCCGCATTCTCAGCCGCCAGAGCAGCATATTTATCTTCAAGTTCACCGAATTTACGCACCAGATATTCAGCGTTTGTTTCGTTAACCTTTAAATCATTTGGGATGCATTTACCTTTCAGAAAACCATCCATCTCAATTAGTGACATTTGTTTCATTTTTTCCCACTCCGCAACATCGCATTCAGATATTTGTTTTGATTCACTGATGGAAAAGAATTTCTTTTAAGCAATTCTTCTCTCGATGGCATTGGCTTTACGCGTTGGCGAATAATCATTTCTGCCGGAAGAATGCCGGGGTTGTATGCAAGTCCTCTCATGATTTACTCTCCATGAACTGGTCAACAGCCATGCTAAGTGATACACCTAAAGTCTCGATATGCTGCTGAATATCCTGTAGCGTCTGCGCCTGAGATAACAGGATTTCACGGTTGCATAACTCTTTGACCAGATGCTCAAACTTGCTGTAATAACCGATACGGCTTAGTGTTTCTTTCCCTGCATTCTCGCCTTCTTTGATAATTCCTCTTTCGCTAAGAATCAGATCGTGTTTGGTTCCGGTAATAACGTATTTGCCGAGGTCAATGTTTAGCTTCATTGTTAATTACTCCATGTTAATTTATTCGTATGCCTGCTCTTCCTTCATCGAGTTTTTTTAGCTTGTATCGCATAGCTCTCACTGAATAAATTGAGCGGCAGGTTGCAATTGCTATTTCTTCTGCGGAGAACTTACCGAAAAGTGATACTTCGGCTCTTGTCCAGCGTCTTCCACGAAGTCGGCTAACAATGTCAGCGCCAATCCTTGTTGCTTTCGCCATTACTGCTTTTTCAGTCCTTTCCAGTTTTTCAGCGATAACTTCAACTGGCATTGTCGCCGCTACTTCGCGCAAGAAATCGACTTCCCATTTCTCCCATGGAGTCTTTTTCATAGGCGATACCGTTATTTGATAAGAAGTGAAGGTTTCCCAACCTTGAGTTGAGCGCCTGGGATATTTATTCCTGCTTTTAGTTGGTGCTTGATTGCCAGTTTGTCGGCTTTAATTGTCGTTTCGAACTCAACGTATTCAGGAGGAAGGGCGCTTGAGTCGATGATTTCTACAATTTCTGACGGTTTGCGGATTGTTACCTGGTGAATACCTGCTCGAATATTTTTCTTGCCAACCATTTCAAGCGATGACGCTATATATGATTTGATGCTGTCAATCTTATTTTGAATTACTGCGGCTCGCTCATTCAGTGACTTTGCCTCTTCCTTGAGGCGTTCAGCATAACCAGATTCATTTTTAATGACGGAAAGAAGTTGCTCTATTTTATCGGTAAATTCTCCTTCCATGCCTTCTATTGTGTCAGCAATCATCTCTGGTTCTAAATCTGAATCCATCAATTTTGCGTATTCATTGGCAATTTCATATAGTTTGCTCACTGGCAACCTCCAGTTTCGCTTTGCATTCTGCGTAAATGGCTTGTACGTTCTGCTGCAATTTCATTCCAGATGTCAGGCGATATGCTTCTGCAAAATATCGCTTCAAATCATCCATGTTTTCAGCCTGAGCCATTTCATCACAAAGAAGTTGTGCTTTATCCGTTATTTCCTGCTGGCGTTTCCGTTCATCTTCGCGGATATCTTCCTCTGATTTGTGCGGCATAACTGGTTCAGTCCACACACCTTCTTCTTCGTTTAGTACGTGAATAGCACTATCAAGACGTGATGCCTTAGGCCAATACTTGCTTGCACGCTTTACGACCGTCTTTCGCGCCATCTCATTCCAGTGATTTACCCATGGTCCTTTATCGCTGAATGCCGCCTTGCTTGTTTTCCTTACAGCCTCAATTTCAGCCAGACTCATCTCTTCCGTTAGATAATCACCTGCTGGCGTCTTAACTGTGCAGTAAACGCCAACGATATCACCACGATCACCGAAGGCGTTGTATTTATGGGTTGGTGCTTTATCAAGCCCGTTTGACTCATAGGTATCGTTAGCATGAACAAGTTTTGCCTGACCCCATGAGATAACACCAGACTCCATTGCAATATGGAGCAATCCCATATAACTGATATCAAGGCACACCATGCCGTCGCGAGGAACCAGATAAGCCAGTTTGCTGGCCGGGTTTAAGGTGATGCCGATCGCCGCAACATTGATGATGGCGTTCTGTGCGCTGGTTGGATTTGCCAGTGCCGTTTTAGCCAGGTAATCATTTTTCTGGAAATACTGAATTGCAAACTGGCTTTCCTTAGCCCATGTCACCGTCTGTTCAGTCAATGCTCCGCAGAATAACTGCTCTTGCTGTTTAACGAATTCAACGATATTGCTCATGCAGCTTCTCCATAAATATGTCTGCGTTTGAATATTGCGAAGGCATATTCAGCCTTAACTCTTTCGGTTATTGCATCCCAGAACCATTCAGCGGCTTTTTCCTGATAGTTACAGTCATCATCTTCCAGCCAGTCGATAGCGTCCTTAGTGTGTTCATCTGGTTTATATGAGCGAAGCATTTCGCTTATTGGGTCGCAACGTTTGCAGAGGCGATCAACTTCACTGTTGATTCGTTCGTAATCTTCATCAGTAAAACTTGCGATTATTTGCGATATTTCACGCTTATCATTCAGAGTCAGAATCATCATCTTTCTCCTGTTCTTTGTGCTGATTGAGCATTTTGTTCATCTGACGAATGAATTCTTCGTCTGACCAGTTATCTGTAAAACTCATGGACGGCCTTGTTGTTTCAAAATATCCCAAAGCTTTTCGAGCAAACTTTTCATTCTTGGTTGTTTAAAGTCTGCTCCGGTTAAAATATTTTTTCGTGAATGCTGTACCGATAAAATCGGGTTGAAAGGGCGAACCGATGCCGCCCCTGCAATAGCGAACTGTTGCATAGGATGCTCCTTCTGTTTGATTGCATAACGAAAACGCCTCAAGTGAAGCGTTATTGGTATGCATATAAAAAAGCCCTCACATAGGAGGGCAAAGAAGATTTCCAATAATCAGAACAAGTCGGCTCCTGTTTAGTTACGAGCGACATTGCTCCGTGTATTCACTCGTTGGAATGAATACACAGAGCAGTGTTTATTCTGTTTTTTATGGCAAAAATAAAAGCTGCCATCAGGCAGCCTTGTTGTTCTGTTTACCAAGTTCTCTGGAAATCATTGCCGTCGTTCGTATTGTCCACACCATTGATTTTTATCAATAGTCGTAGTCATACGGATAGTCCTGGTATTGTTCCATCACATCCTGCGGATGCTCTTCGAACTCTTCAAATTCTTCTTCCATATATCACCTCAAATAAGTGGTTTGCTGCCTAATTTCATTTTCTGGCGACCAACACAAGTCACACCCATTTCACTGCGTGGCTTGCTGTACCATGTGCGCTGATTCTTGCGCTCAATACGTTGCAGGTTGCTTTCAATCTGTTCGTGGTATTCAGCCAGCACTGTAAGGTCTATCGGATTCAGTGCGCTTTCTACTCGTGATTTCGGTTTGCGATTCAGCGAGAGAATTGGGCGGTTAACTGGTTTTGCGCTTACCCCAACCAACAGGGGATTTGCTGCTTTCCATTGAGCCTGTTTCTCTGCGCGACGTTCGCGGCGGCGTGTTTGTGCATCCATCTGGATTCTCCTGTCAGTTAGCTTTGGTGATTGGATGGCCGGCGCTGAACCCCGGCTTACTGGTTAGAGCGCCCGCACTACCAGTGACGCTGTCTTGAGGCGCAGATTGGTTACTGCTTGCCATGAGCGCTGTTTATACATTGGTCGAGCATCAGCCTGCTCATTCATCCAATCCCAAAGCCTTCTGCTTTGAAAGCTGCCCTTCTTCAGGGCTTAATTTTTAAGAGCATCACCTTCATGGTGGTTAGTGCGTCCTGCTGATGGCTAAATAGTACGATTTGTACTTTATCGAGTCAATACAAAATGTTCTAAATATGATTAGTTTTTTATAACGCTTTGTATTTAATGGGTTTATGTTTTGGAAAAAGAAAACCCGACGCTAAGGTCGGGTTATTGTTGTGTGTTTTAGAGTTGTGAGGCTGTTAACTAAATGTCTCTTCAGGCCACTGGCTGGCGATAACTTTCCCTACTACGGAACAGCTATCATTGCATGGAATCATTGGATATTGCGGGTTTAGTGGCTGTAGGAACACCTGACCGCTATCCCTGATCAGTTTCTTGAAGGTAAACTCGTCACCACCAAGTCTGGCTATGCAGAAATCACCTGGCTCAACAGCCTGCTCAGGGTCAACGAGAATTAACATCCCGTCAGGAAAGCTTGGCTTGGATCCTGTTGGCGCGGTCATGGAATTACCTTCAACTTCAAGCCAGAACGCACAATCACTGGCTTTTTTGGTTGTGCTGACCCATCTCTCCGCATCACCTTTGGTAAAGGTTCTAAGCTCAGGCGAGAACATCCCGGCCTGAACATGAGAAAAAACAGGGTACTCATATTGTTTTTTAACGGGGGCAGATGAGTATTCGCCAACAGGTGAAAATGTACCGTCGTGGTTGAATGAGACGTTATCAATACCAAGGTATTTAAACACCACACCAATCTCGTCAAGAGATGGATGACGAGATCCGCGCAACCAGTGACCAATTCCACCCTGCGTCATACCAAGCTCTTCAGCTAACTTCTCTTGAGTTATGCCGAGCTCTTTCATTCTGGATCTAGCCAGTTCATACCATTTCATTTTCATACCCTTATTATTACGCTCTGTACTAAAACCATCCATGCACAAGATGTATTTTTTGTTTGCATTCTAAAAGTACATATCGTATTATTGTTTCATGGTTACTATGGAGGGCATATGAGCAACCTACGAAAATATCGAGAGTCACTGAATATCTCTCAAACAACACTTGCTAAGGCAGTTGGATGCACACAGGGAGCTATCGGACATTGGGAATCTGGTCGTCGCTTCCCAGACCTTAAAACATGCCGTGCTCTTGTTGAGTGCCTAAACAAGTTAGGCGCAAAAGTCAGTCTTGATGACGTGTTCCCGCCGGAACACAAAGCCGCTTAAGACATTCTAGCTCTTACACATCACAGCCCTGAAAAAGGGCATTACCAGAAACAAATCTCTATGGTTTTGCGTTTCTTTGCGAAGCCAACTCTATCTAATCATTAAGGAAATTATCTATGGGTACTATTGCAACTAAAAGCAAGAAAGCGGCTCGCATCGAGTCGGCCTTGCTGAACAAACTGGCACTGATGGGGCAGAAGACATTCGCTCGAGCAATGGGGGTTCCTGAATATCAGGTAAGCCGATGGAAGAATGGTTTCTTCTCGCAGGTAAGCATGATGCTTGCTGTTCTGGAATACGGAATCGAAGACGATGAAATGGCTGAATTGACTAAGCGGCTTGCCGATTACCTGACAAAAGAAAAAGCCCCGAAGAACGGCGAATTCTTCGAGGCATGATGTAGAAAGACTGGATCAATCCACAGGAGTAATTATGACAAAACAACTCAGTCCTTACCAGGACAAAATTCACAAACACATACTACGTGATCGCTTCCTGTCCAGCTTCAAGCAGCCTGGTCGATTCCGGGCTGAGTTGGAAAAAGTGAAGCTGATGCAGAAGGAGAAAGGTCATGAGTAATCTTGCAACCGTAACACATTTAAGGCCTTCACAACGGCCTGTGGAGCGTCGTGTGGCAGAAGTTGAAGATGGTTATACCCGTCTTGCAAATGCCCTGTATGAAGAGCTTATCGGCGCAGATTTAACGAAAAATCAGAGCAAGGTTGCCCACGCCATATGCCGTAAAACATACGGCTACGGTAAAAAGATGGATCGCATCTCTGATAGTCAGTTAGCTCAAATTACCAGGCTGCCAAGACAGAAGGTAAACAAGGCCAAGAATGAGCTTATCGCGATGAAGGTTATCCTTCGCGAAGGCCAGCAAATCGGGCCTAACAAGAACATCGAGGAATGGCAAATCGAAGGGTGTCACTACTCTGGTGATAATGTCACTGCATTGGTGACAAAAAGTGTCACCAAAACGGTGACAGCGCTGTCACCAAAACAGGGACACACAAAAGAAACTATTACAAAAGAAAAAAGAAATAATAAAAACACTATGTCCGAAAGTGTTCGGACGGAGTGTGAAAAATCACCTGACCGTCACGAAGAAACCGACAAGGCATTCGAGGAAATATTCTGGTGTGCAGGCATGCGGAAAGCCGGGAAGAAAAACGCAGCTTCGGCATTCAGAACACAGTTCAGGGAATGGCGTAAAACTACCAGGGGTACGGCAAGCGAGTTTGCCACGATGCTGGCAGAAGACATCGCATGCAGGAATGGTAAGCAGTTCGGATTCGACAGGTTGTTACCATCGAGCTACCTGAACGGTCAACGCTGGAACGACGAGAAGCCAGAAACTATTCAACCACAATCCAAACCATCATCCGCAATCACCGTATCGAAAACTGGCTACGTGTTTTTCGACAGGTGAACCATGAAATCAAAAATCAAATCGCTACTGGTCGCTGGTTATAACCACGGTTGGTTAAGTATTTCGTTTGTCGATTTCTGGTTTAAAAATCTCAATCTGAGGGAATCATGACGCCAAGTGAACTCAGCGACCTGCTTTGGGCGCAGGTTGACAGGGTGGCTCCGCACCTGTTGCCAAACGGCAAGAAAGAGGGGCATGAGTGGGTTGCCGGTAACGTCAACGGTGACAAGGGAAACAGCCTTAAGGTCAACCTTAGCGGCAAGAAAAAATGGGCTGATTTCGCTGAGGGAGACGGCGGTGACATGCTTGATTTGTGGATGGCGTGTCGTGGAATTAACCTGCATCAGGCTATGCAGGAAGCGAAAGCCTTTCTCGGAATCAAGGATGACGATCACCATTTCGATGCCAAACGTGAGAAGAAATTCTCCAGACCTGATCGCAAGAAAATCGCCCGCTATGTTACCAGAACAGAATCCCATCTTGAGTACCTGCAATCGCGTGGCATATCGCCAGAAGTCGTAAAGCGCTACGAGGTTGTAAGCGGCAAGGTGTGGAATGGAGAGCGGGAACTGGATGCTCTGGTGATTCCGTACAAACGCGATGGTGAGTTGTTGCAGGTCAAGCGAATCAGCACTGAGCGCCCGGACGGGAAGAAAGTCATTATGGCAGAAGGTGATTGCGAACCTTGTCTGTTCGGATGGCAGGCTCTGGACGCTGGCGTGAGGGCGGTTGTACTTTGCGAAGGCGAAATTGATTGTATGAGCTATGCGCAATACGGCATCTCGGCGTTATCCGTGCCGTTTGGTGGAGGGAAAGGCGCTAAGCAACAGTGGATTGAGTTTGAGTACCACAACCTCGACAGGTTTGAGGAAATATTCATCTCGATGGACGTTGATGATGTTGGTCGTGAAGCCGCAAGGGAAATCGCAAGCCGACTCGGTGAACATCGTTGCCGTCTTGTTACTCTGCCGTACAAAGACATTAACGAATGCCTGATGAATGGTGTTACCGAGGATGAAATCTGGCAGTACTGAACCGCCCCGGGAATCCTGGAGACTAAACTTCCTGAGAAAGAGGTAAACAGGATGACTAAAAATACTCGTTTTTCCCCCGAAGTCCGTCAACGGGCAGTCCGTATGGTTCTGGAAAGTCAGAGCGAATATGACTCACAATGGGCGACAATTTGTTCCATTGCTCCAAAGATTGGCTGTACGCCGGAGACTCTGCGTGTCTGGGTTCGCCAGCATGAG